TCGGCCGCGCGCTCCGCTCGGCAGGGGTCTCGCATGATCGTCACCTGCGTGGCCGGCTGCTCGCCGAACTGGCCGTGCTCCGCCACGCGGGCGAGCTTGGCGAACTCGACCAGCCCTCCCCCTGGGTGACTCCGGGGCCTGCCGCGCCCGTGTCGAGCGCGCAGGCACCGACTGTTACCGAACCGTTGCCTGATGTGCGTGGGGAAATCGCGTCGCCCGCACCTACTACCCGCACGACCCCTATAACCCGGAACCAGCGGGTGCGCTCCGGCAAGTCCGATGAGCAACTGATCGAGGAGTTGCGCGGGCAGTACGCCGACACCATCGCCGAACTCGGCAAGCGCGAGGTCATGCGCCACCTCTCGGTCGGCAGCGACCGCGCCCTCCGAATCCTTCACGCCGTGAAGGGCACCAACGAGACCGAGAGCGAGGCGGGCTGATGGCTAAGAAGGTGGTCCAGCAGAAGGGCACGTCAGCGATCAAGGTCGCGCTCGGCCTGCTGCTGTTCGCGGGCGTCAGGAAGACGCTCACCGGACTGCGCAAACTCGCCTGGCGCTGGCGCCGCGTGCTCACCCCGATCTGGGTCGGGTTCGGGGTCTGGCTCCTCGCGGTCCTGGCGCGCTGGCACTGGACCGGATGGGCCTGGGTGGTCCTGCTGCTCCCGATCGCGGGGGTGGTCCTGGCGGTCCTGGGTCCGCGACTCCAGGACCGGGTCCGGACCGTGGTCATGAAGCTGGTCCCGGAGGGACTGGACGGCGGTACCGATGGAGTCCTGGACCGGCCAGTCGAGCGGACCTACCTCGCGGTCCTGCTCACGTGGACCGGGACCTACCTCGCGGTCCGGATCGGCGACGGCCCCAGTCCGTTGTCCGCGCTCCTCTGGCAAGGTGCGGTCCTCGGCCTGGGCGGGGTGTGGTGGTGGCACCGACGGGTCCGCGTGGCGGGCCGGGCCGACAAGTACGCACGGCGATGGGGCAGGATCATGCGGGGCGATACCCCCTCCATGGAGCTGCGAGCGCTCACCGGCTCGAAGGTGGTGCGGGTCGTCTCTGAGGGGGCCATGGCGCGCATCCGGGTCAAGCTGGCCGAGGGCATCACGCCGGCCCAGGTCACCCGGGCGACCGACAGCCTGGCCAGCTACTACAAGCTTCGCCCCGCCGCGGTGTTCGCGGCGGCCGACGAGCACTCGGCCGGGCACGTGTGGTTCTCGTTCCTGGCCAAGGACCCGTGGAAGGGCAAGATCCCGCACCCGATGCCCAAGCCGGGCAGTACCACCCTCCGTGAGCTGGGCTTCCGGTTCACCATGGGCATCACCGCGGCCGGCGCGGACGTGAAGTTCAAGATCCAGCACGCCCTCATCGTCGGCCAGTCGGGCTCTGGCAAGTCGGTCTGGATGGAGTCGTTGCTGATCTGGCTCCTGGCCTGCCGAGACGTGGTGATCGTGGGCATCGACATGGCCTCCGGCGCGACGCTCGGCATGTTCCGCAAGGTGTTGGCCCTGCCGCTCGCGACCGACCTTGAGACGGCCACCTGGACCCTGGAGCGGGTGCTCGCGGTGATCGAGGATCGGGAACGTCAACTCGGCATCGCCAAGGAGCAGGAGGACTCCGACGACGACGAGTTCCAACCGAGCCCCGACCGCCCGTGGATCGTGGTCATCGTCGATGAGTACCCCGATCTGATCGCGGCCGGTGACAAAAACCTGATCAAGCTCATCGGGCGGATCGGCAAGCGGGCTCGCAAATGCGGGGTCCGCATCATGCCGGTCTCGCAGAACGGGTCCAAGGACGACCTCGGGTCCAAGGAGTTCCAGGCCCAACTCAAGGCGGTCCTCAGTCTGGGCCTGGACGCGCACGCCAACTCGGTCCTGTGGTCCCCGGCCCAGGTCCGCGAAGGGTGGAACTCCGCGAACCTCAGGACCGGCCAGTTCCTGCTCCGCGACGAGGACCACACCAGGCCCGAGATCGCGAAGGGCTTCTATGTGGTCCCCCGGGACCGCCGGGCCATCATCGCGGAGGCGGCTCAGGACCGGCCCGCGCTGGAACCGACCGCGTGGGCCGCACTCACCGGGACCGACGGTGCGATCATCATCGACATGCCGGCCGAGGACCCCCAGCCCAGCGACGTGATCCTCCGGACCCTCTACCAGGAAGGTCCGATGTCAGCCGACCGGCTGGCCCAGCTCGACGGAATGCCCAGCCGGGCCACGGTGTTCCGCCGGCTCGCCCGGTTCGCCGCGGAGGGCCTGGCCTGGTCGGACGGCGGGGAGTGGCACTACGGGCACAAGCCTGAGACCGGCCGCGCGGACGAGAGCGCGTCACACACGCACCACGCTCGTGTGTGACGCGCGCACCACGAGCGCGCACGCGTCACACACGCACCACGTGACGCGTGCGCGCTCTCGTGTCTCACGTCTCACGCGTCGCGCGTAATGCGCGCAGGCGCGAGGCCATGAGATTTGAGACGATCATGGGGGGTTACATGCCCTGACCTGGGCCAATAAGCGATCCCCCGGGGCTCAGGTGCCCCGGGGGATCGCATCGGAGTATCGGGTCAGTCGCAGCTACAGCGCCCCCGCGCACGGCTCGCACTCATACCCGCTACCGTCCCCGACCGCCCGGAGCCTGGCCCCCGGGCGCACGTCGTGTTCGCCGCGGGCGCACCTCCCAATGAACCTCGCGGTGAACCACCGGCCCGACCCGGTGGAGCGGGCCTCCTCCTCGGGTGTCTGGCCGCCACGGTGGCGCCGACATCCGCACATCTCCACCGGCAGCTCGGTCAGCTCGCACCTCCCGATCGGCCGAAGCTCGGGCGCGGTCACTGCCTGGCCTCCCATGCGAGGCGCTGCACGGTGTCCGCGAAGCTCTGGAGGGCCTCCGGGGTGCCGTGCACCTCGTAGGGCGCCTGGCCAGGGCCAGGGCTTTCGAAGTTAATGACCATGAGTCCGCCCGGGTCGGGTCCGGTAAGCCAGACATCGATCATCGCTCAACCTCCGAGTTCCGTAGGGTTTCCTCCGATTGCCCTCTCCTCCAGCGGATCACCAGCGTGGGCAATGGACAGACGTAGTGGTGGTTCGGGCCGCGGTAGTAGCCGATCCACCAGTCGTTGGTGTCGATGTAGGTCGCGAACGGGACCGAGCCTTCCGGCGCGGCGAAGAAGTCTCGGAGCGCGTTGACGAACTTCACGCGATCACCACCGGGTACAGGCCGTAGGCGGTCGCCAGCAGCAGCACGGTCAACAGCACGAACAGCGCCTGCGTCACCACCCGCTCACCAAGGATGTCCCAAGGTCGGCGCACCTTGGCGCCGAACATCTTTGCGCCCTTCGCCCCGCCGGACACGAACCGCAGTGGCCTCGGGATGCCGACCGTGAGCCACACACGGTCGGCATCCCGGATGCTGCGCCAGATGACCCGGGTGAGGCAGATGGGCACGCCGGCCTTGGTGCACGCGTCGCCAGCCCTGTGCGCCCACACGCCCACGAACACGGTCCCGGCGGCCCAGACCTCCCACCCTGTCCCCCAGGTCGCCCAGAGCGTCACCAGGGCCAGGATGATGGGGAACTCGTTCTGGTGGGTGAACATCCGGTGGCCACTGGTCTGCTCGGAGTCCTTCGGGCCACGGGTCACGTAGAACAGCAGCTTGGACAGCCACACCAGCAACGGCTTGAGAACCAGGCTCAGCGGCATCAGCGAGTAGTAGGCCTTCCCGCGGGTGTCCAGGTCCATGAGCAGCGCGAGCGGGGCACCGAGGACGGCCGAGACGATGACCGACGTGGCGCCGCCCATCGGTGAGGGCAGGAGCGGGCCGACCGCGCCGCACATCAACGAGCCGGTCAGCATGTGCCCCTTGGCGTTCACCAGATGCTCCCCTCGGCTGACTCGGGGGGCTGGCGCCCGGAGGCGTGGTCCCATGCTGTCTCCTCCTCGACACTGCCACGCACGATGCCGCCATCGACGGTGGCACCGTGGGCCGGCCTTGCCAATGCTTCCGGCGCGGGCCGATGACTGCGCTTGGTCTCCTCGGGCCAGTCGTCGCCGGGGAAGACGTTCGACAGCGGCCCACAGGTCCGGACGCGCCAGCAGGGACGCCCCTTGGTGGGGTCGCGACCGTCACGAACGCACCTGTGGTGGCACGCTCCACCGTCTGGACACGCCCCGCCGGTCCCGGGCACGAGCGCGTCCGCGAGACGCGCTCGTGCCGGCCGAGTCACCTCGTTCATGGCGGCCTCGGCAAGGGTGTTCGACAGGTGCATGATCGCGGAATAGAGCCGACCACGTTCGAACGCGGTCAGCTCTTTGGCACCAGCGTGAAGCTTGTTCGGGTCCCCGTTGAGCGCGTGCTTCACCAGCTCCAGCTCATCGGTCCAGTCGGCGCTCACTGGGCCATCCTCTGGTTGTAGGCATCGACGACCGCGATGCGGAGTTCTGCGACGGCGGCCTCCAGCAGCGCGAGATCGCTCGCGGTCTCCTCGGTGAGCCACATCCGGGCGGTCGCCAGGTCGTTGTCCATGATCGCGGCCAGAGCCTTCTGGCCAGCGACCGATGTGTCGGTCATTCTGCTCGTCATCAACTACTCCTGTTCGTCACAGTCAAGAAGCTTCGTCGCGGTGGTAACGGCACAGGTGGCGACGGGCTCCTTCCATCGCGCGGGCCTGAGCCGAAGGGACGACACGGAAGCGGGCCGTCCAGGTGCGCTCGTTCGAGAAGCCCCGTATCTGCTGGAGTGGGTGCGCCTCGCAGGGCGGACAGGTCCACTCCCAACCGGGCTGGCCCTTCCAGTTCGTGCCCCGCACCACCCTGAGTCGCATGGCTACAGCAGGTAGGAGATCGCGTACTCGAACTCGGCCAGCGCCACCTGGTGCACCGCCGGGAGCGTGACCATGTGGCGCATCCCGTTGATCCCGTCCATCGCCAGTCGCGCGAACGCCATGTCAGCACCGGGATCAACGGACACACCCGAGACCGATCCGTCGTGCTCGATCTGACCACACGCCAGCTCCACGGCGTGTAGCGGCACGACGGACGAGCCGGGTGTCATCCGTATAGGCGTGAACCCCACGCACGCGCGGTGGAACTGGCGGTGGTAGTGGTAGGTCACCGTGCCCTCGGGCAGGTCGGCGCCCAGCTCGTAGGTGGTGTCGGTCTCGTCGACAGTCGTGAAGGACATCAGGTGGCCCTTCCCTCGATCAGGTCAACCTGGCCACTCACCAAGGACAAGGCGGCCTGACGGGCGACGTTGGCCGGCATGTTCAGCAGCTCGGCCACCGCGGCAGGTGGAGTGGCGTCACTCATCACCATCGCCCGCCAACCGCAGGTAGCCGCGATCAACGAGCGCGTCGATGATGTCGTCCGTCTCGGCGTCGTTCTTCACGCGCGGTGCGGCGTCCCGAACATCGGCGATGACCTGCCACACCTGATCCCGGGCGGGGGCGTCGGTGAGGGTGCGGGTACCGCAGCCCTCACCGAGGTCGGTCGCCCCGCACGCCTCGATCCTCGAAACCGGCCCGGTCATGACGGCTTCGCCGGGGTGGAGAGGACGGCGAGCGCGACGTTGTGCAGGGCGTGGCGGGTGGTCCGCGACATCTGCGCGACGTTCCGCCCGTTGGCGTCTTCGGCCGCTTCGGTGAGCAGCTGGCCCAGCTCGGGACCGAGGCGGCCCGGGATGTTCTGCATGGCGTGGTCGCCCGCGCGCTCCAGCACGGTGGCGGCGTCGTCCACCATCCCGGAGTCGGCGACCTGCTGGAGCAGGTCGTCCAGCGGCAGGGGGTGGCCGTCCAGAATGGCGGCGGACACCTCAGCCACTCCCTGCCAGGCGAGCGTGAGTACCTGGTCATCCCGGGTCCAGGTGGTGATGGCGGTGAGCCCGAAGTCGTTCTCGGAGACGCACGTCCAGCCGAACTGGGCGACGTTCCACAAGGTCACGGTTTGCATGATTATCCTTCGAGAGTGGCTGGGTAGGTGTTGAGCAACTCGGGACCCGGCGGCTGGCCGGTCTCTGTTCAGGTCTCCTCGTGAAGGGTCAACCAGGTGTTCGGCACCTCGCCGATCGGCTCCAGCTCGGTGTGCCGCGCGTCCAACTGGTACAGCTCCTCGCCGTCGAACTGGAGAGCGAGGAAGTCCCCACCTGGCGAGAGCCACACCCCGGTGATCACCCCTCCACCCGGAACGGCGTGTAGATGCCGTCGTGGCCGGTGAAGTCAAGGATGTGCTTCTCGGCCCACGCCTGACACCGGTCGCCCTCGCAGACGTACACGCTGGCCGTGGGCGCGGTGGTGCGAAACTCGGGCGAGTCGATCGCGGGGAAGGACATCATCCCCGTCGGCTCGTGCGCTTCGGAGTAGCTCACAAGCACTCCTCGTCGTTGAGACCCGCGAACGGGTCGTTGTCCATGGGGTGCGCGATCTCGACCGGTCCGGGGGTGACGACACCGGGGCACAGGGACACGCGCACCGAGGAGCCCGGCGCGTAGTTGCCGTGCGCCGCGTGCTCGCGGGTCCGGTGGCACGGCTCCTCGGGGAGCTGGTCCACCTGGAGCACGCTCACGTGAACCACGTTGGACACCACCGGACGGATCACCATGTCGCCACCCCCGAAGGCGGTGACCACCAGCCCCTTACCGTCGAACTTGACATCGAACGTCACGTCGCTGTCACCCTGGTACCGGACGAGGGTGTTGCGGCCCAGCGGCCGGGGCGCCGCGTGGTGCGGGTCGGCGAACACGTTCGAGTCCGCGGGGCCGGCGTTCAGCTTCTCGTGGGCGCTGGCCAGGTCTTTCTCCAGGCGGCTGACCAGTGCCCGCGCCCACTTCGGGAGCGCCTCGACCTTGCCGCCGTAGTAAGTCGTCATGTGGACCATGTTACCCCCTGGGACGGGGGGGCACAAGTCCTAACCGAAGTCCGTCCCGTAAAGCTTGGCCTTCACTCGGCGCACCGCCTCGGTGTTGGCGCCGAACGCCTTCCCGGACGGCGACCGCCAACGACCGTCCGGCAACTCGGTCCAGGCCCGCGGGTCATGCACATCGCTGCGTCCCGGCCGCCGGCTCGACTCGAACGCTGGCCCGGCGGCCACGAGTGGGTCGGGGTCGTCGGCGTAGACCGGGGTCACGGCATCCAGGTCGTAGCTCTCGCCGCGCCAGCGCGCGTAGCTCGCGATCTGCGCCTCGGTGAACGCCTGGGCGACCGCTCGATTCAGTTCGTCACGAGTGGACACGATCCGCACCCAACCGCGTGCGGCCGGGGATGACAGCCGCAACCGGCCGTCCGGCAACTCGTCCACCCGGAGCGCGATCGACCGCACCTGGTTGCGCGTGGCCGCCGGGCCGTGCACCCGCTCGGGATTGTGGGTCTCGCCCTGTCGGCGGATCTGCGCCATCGCGGTCACCGGTACACCGACGAACCGGCACGCTCGATCCGCGTAGACCGGGTGTTGATCTGCCCTCGGGCGCCGGACATCTCGACCGCGCCCGAGGAGCTGGCCAGTGCGGTGATCGCGTGCACCGCGGTGTCCATGCGGTCGGGCGAGTCCTGACCTTCCTGCCAGGTGATCATCTGGTGTTCCAGGTCAGGGAAGTGCCCCACGTGGGAGACATGGCCGCCCTCGTACACCGGGGCCACCATCTTGGCCCTGAACGTCTTGGTTCCGTGGGCGGGGAACGCGTGCATCGGCACGCCGGACTCGGCCGGCAACCGCATGGCCGCCGGCACGGACGGCCACAGCTCCAGCAGCGCGGTCTCCAGGCTGAGTTTCTCGGCTGGCGTGGCGTCGTCCCGTGCCAGCGCGAGAACCGCCTCGGCCACCACGTCCCCGTGAGGGTGCGGTGGCCAGGCCTGTCCGGGCAGCGCCTGCCGGGTCCACAGCTCGTGTAGCCGGGCGGCCTCGCGCCGGAGATCCTTCCACGCCTGGCGTCCCTGTCGAGCGAGACCGGACAGGGACTTCTCGTATCGAATAGACATCGCGCCGTGCCGGAGCGCGGCCAGCAGCGCCACCCGAAACCAGCGGGCCACGGTCATCTTCTGCGACAGGTCTTCGAGCACGTAGTGACGTTCGTCTACGCCCGTGCCAGCGACGATCACGCCGGCCTCGTCCCCCGTGCCTTCGTTGTCCGCCGGGTCCACGAACACCTCGGTACGGAGTAGCTCGGGTGCCTCGCGCACGCGGTTGTTGGCGAACCAGTCGGCCTGGAAGATGCCACCCTCCAGCGGAGAGGGCTCGCACTGGTAGAGCGCGGCCCACCAGCGCTCGCCCACCTTGCGGCGGATCTCGTCCCAGTCCTCCTCGGTGCGACCCCGAGCTGAGACCAGGTAGTCACCCTGCTCGCGCCGGAGCGGGTCGTTCGGCTTGGAGGCGATGGCGGGCGCGATCATCTGCCCCCACCGCGGCGTCTGCTCGGCCTCGTCCCGACGTATCAACCAACCCATGAGGTCGTCCTCGTGCCAGCGGGTCTGGATGACGATCACGATGGCGTTGCCGGAGAGCCGGGTCTCGGCGACCGCCTGGAACCAGTCGTGCGACACCTTGCGCTGCTCGGGGCTGTCGGCCTGCTTGGCGTCCTTCACCGGGTCGTCCACGATGAGCACGTCCACCGAGCGGCCGGTGAACGCTGACCCCACGCCAACGGCGACCATGCCGCCGTTGCGCCTGCCGGGCACATCGGCAAGAGACCAGTTGGTTTGTTTCGCGTTGTCGGGGTCCAGCAGCAGGCCCAGTTGATCTTCATGGTTGGCGGCATAGCGGTCGCCCTTGTAGCCGCCGCCATAGGTCTCAATCGCCTGTCGCACGGCGAGAGTTGATCGCGTCGCCAGGCCCTGCTCGTAGGACGCGACCGCTACCCGGCGGGACGGGTCGCGGAGCAGCAACCACAGCGCACCGACGTAGGGGACCCGCTGACTCTTGCCTTCCTGCGGCGGGCACGAGATCAGCCAGCGTCGCTGCATACCGGCGTCACACGCCAGTAGCACCTTGTCCAGCTCAGCCATGAGCGGCGTCTGGACGGTGTCAGGCTGGACGAACTTGGCCAGGTGACCCGGCGTGGGGAAGCTTCGGAGGGCGCGCTTTCGGCGGACGATCCGCGCGAGCCGCAGCTCCGCGAGCCGACGCTCGGCCGGACTCAGCTCATCAAGCTTGGCCCGGATGGCGTCGTCCAGGCTCATGCGCCGCTCCGCCGGCTCGGAGCGGAGTCGATCTGGAGCACCTCGGCCAGCTCCTGTGCGGACGTGGCGCCGTCCGTGAGCGCCACGATCGCGTCCACGACCTCCTGAATACGAGACTGGCTGATCTCAATCCGCACCGCGGCGTCGAGACCGAGCAGCTTCGCTCGGCGGTCGAGCGCGGACAGAACAATCTTGGCGCTGCTGGGGTTCGGCACGCACCGCGCGAGAACGGTCTGACCCTCCCCCTGCACCTCGTCCTCAACGACGATGAACTCCGAGCCGGTGGCGGGACCCATGTGCGCAAGGATCAGCAGCCGCAAGGTCTCCAGGTCCTGTGCCAGCAGGTGTTGACGAAGCTCCGCGTTGGCTTCCATCGCCACCTGGAGTTCACGGTGGTACAGCTCCGAGCCGTGCTTTCGGCTCACCCCCACGTGCTTGGCGGCGGCGGTCACGGTCATGCCGCTCGCGACCGCCTCCAGCATCTGCTGGCCCTTGACCGCGCTCCGAGCCACGCTGCTGGCCTTGCTCCGGCCGTTGTCGGCAACCAAGATCCGCACCTCCTGTAACCCAATCCAACGACCGATCTCGCGACCGGCGTCGGACTATCGCGCGACTCATCACAAGATCGGGTGCGCCTGAGCGGAGGTTACCCCAGGTCCAGGGGGGTTGGATCACACCGCCCGGATCATCAGCGCCATCCGGGCGACGGGCTCCGGGTCCGGGTCGTCGGCAAGTTCGATCACTGTCGTGATGGCGGAGCGGACGTACCGCCCGCGGTCGTCTCGAAGCACGCCGGCCTTGCGCACACCGTCCAGCAGAGCTTTGAGTGTGGGCGCCATGTTGTCCGCGTCGTGCACCCGGTTGGTGCCTGTCCACCAGATCAGTTCGACTGTCACCGTGGACAGGATGGGCCGGGGGAGCTTGAGGTGTCGCGCGAGGTAGTAGCCGGCCTCGTTCAGATTCCGTTTGTCACGGGTGAACTTGGCCCAGTGCTTGCCATCCATCTGGTTCAGGTTCAGTGGCGGTGCCGTGTACGGCAGCTCGATCCTCCAGGCGAGACCGAGCCCCGCCGGCTGGCGTCCGGCGGGGCTCGGTCTCGATGTCTCGCGG